AGATTTAACTGCATTCCTACTTTTTGGATAACCCTTAAGATCTTCGGATCCCGTTAAGGTTTGGGTTCGTGAAAACGAATACAGCTTCTTTGAGAAAAGGACATTTTACGAGTTGATAAGCTCGCCTTGCCAATTGAATTTGGAGGAAAAGGACGAAAAGTAGTCTACCCTAGGATACTCTCCTGCTTAGTGCGAAAAACGGACTTCCAGTAACTTGCCCTTAGTCTTGAAGATGTCTCAAGTTTCAAAGAAAAAGTTTGCAGCCGTCTCTCTCAACAAACAACCAACCGCTTTGCCCGTTAGTGACACTGAGGACGTCGTTGTCCTACCCGGATCATTTAATGATTCTGTTGCCCCTGCTCTTGAGCCTGGGGTTAACATTCCAGATATTTTGTTCGGGCGCACTCTCCATTCGCTGTATGACCAAACTACTGCAGCGATTGGAGACGTAAAAGAGAAGACGTCTAAGGCTTCCGTTGCCTTAGACAAATTTGCCGAAATCATGGAAGTTGTCGAAGTGGATCACATTAGACAAATCCTTGAGAATGCGAATAAGATTTCCGCTATGGGCGGGTCTTTCGCAGACGTGATTAGTGAGGTGCTTGAATACATCAAAGACCCCGCATCTTGGTTGAAGTATGTTCTTCCAGTTGTACTTGGTGTAGGAGTTTATCTCATTGTTAAGGAAAAGAACGTCGTGCTCATCCCTCTTATGAAGGGTTTGTGCATGGCTGGTGCTGTTTACTTTGCCATTCCGGAGGCCCAAAGGCTTTTGGAGTGGCTTAGTAGTTTGACCTTGTTTAGCGCACAGTCTCCTCTGTTGGAGGGTTTTATGCCCCCACTTGAAGATTTGCTCTCTGATGAGGATTCCTTTCTCGGTCCTTTGTTCAATAAGATTTTGAAGTTTGCTTATGGAATTGATATTAGTTTCAAGCAAGTCATTCATCTTCTTACAACGGTTCCTAAAGCACTTGATGGTGTCAATAGGATTTGGGGTCTTTTTACCACCCTGTGGTCTGAGATTAAGCTTAGGATTTATAGCTTACTCGGATGGCAAGCTAGGTCTGGTGATATGTCGATTGATCGTTTGGTTGATTCTGCATCGGATCTTGTTCTCCAGTTGAAGACTGATAAGTTAGTCTTCACCCACAATGTTGCTATGCGAGTGGAAGAGCTGATTAAAGCTCACACTGTCATGATTCAGAAGCTCTCTGCTGAAAATAAGGGAGCTCTGCTCGGATACGTTCGGTCTTCGTTGGATGCCCTTAAAAAGGCTCAGATTGAGATCATTCGTCGCATTGGAACTGGGTTTGGTAATAGGGTGGAGCCTGTCATGATCGTTTTCTTTGGAGATCCCGGTCAAGGCAAGACTGTGTTCTCACAAGAGTTGGAAAAAGCTCTTGTTAAGGACATTTCTACACCCGAAGAGTGGAAAGCGTATTGCGAGTCCTCGCGCAACGCTGTTTTCACTGTTCCCCCAGGTTTAAAACACTGGGAGACTGTGAGTAATTCTACGAAAATCGTGAGAATTGATGAGTTGTGGGCAGAGAAAGAAATTGCTGGCATGGAAAATAGTCAGTCTGTCTTGCTCCAACAATTGATTAACACGGCGCCGTTCACACCTCCTATGGCTTTTGAGATGAAAGGAATGATTTCACTCGAGCCACATTATGTGATTGCTACGACGAACATGAATTCACTTGCTGCTATTCAAACCTTGGTGGTTCCTACCGCCGTTAGAAGGAGAATGCACTATGTAGTTCAGGTGATAAAGGGAGATCGACCCTTTGAGGAGAAAATAGATCTGACCAATATTAAATTGCAGTTATGTGAAGTTGGCAAGGATAACGGATGCCCATTCGTTCCTGTCGGCACGCCTATAACTGCACCTGAGTTGGTTTCATTAGTGCGAGCGCATCGTGAATCCAATCTTAGGCAGCAACGCGCAGCTTTTGTAAATGCTGACGTACAAGCTGATTACCTTTTGGGTTTGACCGCTGACCCGAGGGAATATTTGGCCAATTTAAGAGCTGATATGGACAAGAAGAAAACCGAAACAGTCGAAACCGTTTTGGGTTACAAAGAAAAATGTGACTTGATTCAAGAGATTGGTTCGGCAGAGTTGAACGGAGCACTTGAAGACCTTGATGGTCCAGAGTGGCATGCGTTGAACTTTGTACCCATGAAATACATGAAGAAAGATTACCTCATACAAGGTAATATGTATTCAAGGGGTGTTATCTTCTCACGTTTTTTGACTTTTTGTAAGATCACTGGCATAGCCTGGTCCTTTGAAAAGTTTTTAGAGATCTTTAATCATGACGTGTACTCGGCGTGTTTATCGATGCCCAGTGTCGGATTTAGTATGTGGCTGACATCATTCAAAGACGAATTACTTTCGAAGAGAACGGAAGTTAAATCGTTGATGACGAGCCTTTGGGAGAGTCTTAAAAATCTTCCGAAGTTGATCTCTCAATGGATTAACGGAATTATTCCGACCTTTGTGAGACGTACTGATGTTTTGTTGTCAGTCGGCGGGATCTTAGCCACTGCATGGTATTTTTCAGATGAAATAAAGAAGTTGTTCTATTCAGATGATTTGTATCCACAAAGTGACGAAAAGTATATGCGGAAAGGCCAGAAAGCTATCGTTCGAGACAGGAAATATATGTTCCGAATGGCTGGTCAACATGCTCCTGAAGAGCATTTTGACGCCGGTCCTTCATATGCTGAGGGATATTACACTGCCCAAATGGGTGATCGTATCCCGGAGCTTGTTAAGGCCGCACATACTGCCTATCTTGACAACCTGTATGAGGTTCGTTGCGATCAGGTTGAAGGCCGTTTAGGGTTTGCCCTTTTTATAAAGGAAGACATGGTTTTGTTTCCGTGTCATTTCGCTCAATTGATGAACATTATCATTGACGAGCACCCTAATATGGAGCATTATGTTGAGTTTGTCAACCCGAAGTTGACCAAGAAGGTTCCCATGAGGGAAATATTGCAACAAGGGTTTGGCGACATGGCGCTGGAGTATTTTGTGACCAAAATTGATTTGGGCAAACAACACCGCGACATTACCGTCCATTTTCCCAACAGTGGCGAGCTAAATAAATTCCAAGTTGATTTTAGGAATAATATGGATCTTGTCATTCAATTGGATGGTGTCACATATGCTGGTTTGAAGTCCACATGGCATCATACCGCCGAGTTGAATTTTTCCGCCTTTAATGGTGACAGAAGGAAGATTCATTCGGTTGTGCGTGTGGACGCATTGAAGTTTAAAGCGGGGGATTGTGGGATCCCTTATATTGCCATGACTGGACCTGCAGCAGGAAAAATTGTTGCTATCCATGTTGGAGGCAATACCCTTTATCAACAAGGTTTAGGCATTTTCTTAACCAAGCAAATTTTGCTGTCTTGGTTTAGAAATATCCACCCTGGAAAGATTATCAAATTCAATGAGCCCAGAAGGGTTATTTTGGATGACATCGTTCCAGTGGATAGAGTTTCGTTTACAAACGCTCATTGCCAGTTCTATGGCAATCAGAAAGTTGTAGAGTACGCTAAGACTAACGTAAGTATCACCAAAGGTGGTATCGACGAAAGATTGGCGAATTACGATAGGGTTTTACCCACGTCGTATAACATCGAGCACATTCATGATGTAACACGCATGATTGGCGGCAAGTTTTTGGCAAACATGCCGCGACCTGCGCATCGTTTGACATTACACGAAACTATTTTTGGAATACCAGGCGAAATCAGTAGTATTGATATGAGTACTTCTGCTGGTTTTCCTTTGCAAGGTACACCTTTGGATAAAAAGTATTGGTTGTTGCCCGACGGTTCCATGAATATGGAAGTGTTGGGGGAGTTACGAAAGTTCGTGGAGGAAGATATAAAGTCCTACCGAGCTGGAATATATCCCAACCATATTTTCAAGATCTTTCCTAAAGATGAGAAATTACCTCTTATCGATGTGACAGAGAAGAATAAAGTGCGAACTATTAATGGTGCACCAGTTCTTCACATTCTTGAACAGAAAATGTTCTTTTCTGATTTTGTCCACCTTGCTGAACAAAATTCACTGGAGTTGAATCACTTGATCGGAGTGAACCTCGGCTCTATGGATGGAGATGATTTTGCCCGTCGTGTGTTACAAATGAATCCGACAGGAAATCAATGCTTTGGAGGTGATATCTCCAAGTTTGAGTTCAATCAGAAATATGATATACAGATGTCAATTTTTGATAACATAGTTCTTCCCTGTTTGTCGGATTTCACTGAGGCTGAGCTAGCCGTTGCACGAATGATCTGGGATCATAGTGCGATGAGCGTTCACAAATGGGAGGA